GGATGTTGTATTACCTAAATCTTCGATTTTCCCAAACCTTTGGTTTCCCACGCTCAACGTGTAGCTTTGAGCTAAGGACGCAATACTCCTTGAGTATTGCTAAGGACGCAGAGGCGTGAGGTCCCCTAAATCTTTGATTTTCCAACGCTCAACGCGTAGCTTTGAGCTATCCTTACCGACTCAAATGAGTCGGGTGGGAATTCCTTCGGAATGGATGGAGATAATCTACATGATATTGTCAGAATTAAAAGGCCGTGATTGGGTCAATACACAATTGAGTTGTAAATTAATGGCTTCAAGCGTAAGACCTCGAGACCATTTTCAACGGAAATCTGATAGAATAGAAAATAATCTAAAATTCATGGTTCCATTGCAATTTTGGTTTAATTATAATCCACACTTATGGCTTCCCGTTGCTTATATGCCTACAGCTAATATAAATAATATACCAAAAATTGACGACAAAGAAAGCTAGTTATTTTTATTAATCTTTACCTAATGAATTTGCCAAGACATATCCTTAAAAAAATTTGAAATTACTCTAAATTTTATGATTGGGTGAATATTAGATTAATATATCCATATTATTATAATGTTTCTAACAAAAAGAGTGGTATAAAAAAATTATTGAATAAACATGTTGGATCCGATGGAATGAAATTTTATAATGTACTTATTGGCAATGATGATTCCAATATCCCTGTTAAAAAACTCTTTAAACTATATGCATCAGATGCAATAAAAAGCAAGCAACCGATAGATTATGAGTATAGGTTTTTAGAACCGGGTGTTTTATCAAATGGAAGAAATGCTGTGTGGATAAGTTATTTTAAAGAATATAGTCTACAAAAAGCAGTGTATAGATTACATTTTAAACGCGACACTAATTCATCTACTACCATATCAAAAATGTCGTCACATGATAAAGAAAAAAGAATTCCACAGTTTGTTAATGAAATGAAAAATTTGTATTTGAGTGCATGGTATGGCCTTTTTGATGCGATTGTTAGATATTCAATCAATCCGGATTGTCCATGGTATATAAGAAAAAAGTGAAACGAATCCTAATTAGTTTTTTTAAATAGTTAAACTAATATAAAAATGGACTTTAAACCAGAACCACAAATTAAAAGTTTTTTCCCAATAGGGACATATGAGTATCAAGAAGAGGTTGAGTATCGAGATGAAGATGAAGATTCTTCCCTCAATATCCTCCGTTGTCGGAGACAGAGGTCGAAGGGGGGACAATACCCCCCTGAAGAGGATGAATATCAAGAAGAGGTTGAGTATCGAGACGAAGGTTCTTCCCCTCAATATCCTCCGTTGTCGGAGACAGAGGTCGAAGGGGGGACGATACCCCCTGAAGAGGATGAATATCAAGAAGAGGTTGAGTATCGAGATGAAGGTTCTTCCCTCAATATCCTCCGTTGTCGGAGACAGAGGTCGAAGGGGGGACGATACCCCCCTGAAGAGGATGAATCGGTAGTTGAACAAGGAGTGACTATTCTTCAAGTAGTTAGTATATTAATAATGATAACGATCGGTGTGGGAACGTATTGGTTTATAATATTGGTACTTGTTGGTAGATTATTAGCAGATTGTGGGGGAATGATGGAATGTTTTAATTATGCTTTGTTGCATCTAGTTTTTATGGGAATTGGAATAGTAGTTCTGAATCTGCTATTTAGTATTGTCTATGGTTGTGTTAGTGCTTGTGCCAAAATGAAAAATAATTAACGTTATTGATATTGAGTATTCGAAAAAAAAACATTCAGTATGAATTGATTTCAATATCACCATTTACTCTTTTAATTGTACCACTTTCATCATCTTTAAGAGAATAATATATATCTAATAATTTATCGACCAAAAATTTAATGCATTTTTTTCTGTCAGATTCAAAGATTAAATTATTTTGATTATATTTTTTAATTTTAACAATTTTATTATTATGATTATAAAATCCACAAATAGCATACTTACAATTACCTAAATAACATTGAGACCATAAGTCAACAAATTTGTTTTGTATGACAGAAGTTCCTAATATATTTTGATTGTAAACTTTAGTTTTAATATTTTTTGTTTTGTGTACTCCGTCAATGAAACTAGCAATAATTAAGTTAAGTTCACCCATATTCCATTTATTAACTTCATAAATTTCAGTATCCATACCACAACAGTATTTTTTAAAGTATAAATTATTATGAATTCCTTGGATAACATTGTTAAAATATTTGGGTTCATAGTCTTCTGAAATATATAAACAACCATTTTTCTTATAAACATTTGCCTCCCATTTATATGTGGAACAGGGGGTAATTAGGATTTGTCTTAGACAAGATCTATAGGATATTATGCAATCACTTGAGGTTACTGGTCTCTCGGACACTTGGCGTTTAGTTAAAAAATCAGTCAATGGGTTTAGTGATGTTGTAAAATTTCTAATATAATCTATTGTGGTTTCTCTATCAAAATTCTTTTGAAGATTTATAGAACTAATTGGGTCGTTATATTCATATTTTGTATCTTTAACTTCATCAGATTTATCGTCATTAATTTTAAAATAACCTAGTGTTTCTTTGTACTCGATTGACATTTCCTTATTAATATGATGGAAAATAACTGGAATTAATATAAGGGAAAATAACCGGAATTAATATAAGGGAAACTAGTCCGAAGAAAAAAATAAATTTTTTCTTAAATTGACGGTTTTTGTATGGCCGTCTATTATATTTTTTTTGATAATAATATTTTTCATTTTTTTTTGAAAATTCTATTCTGGTGGAATTATCCACCAATACACGATCTTGGGCACCATATGAAATTAATTTAATCAATCCTCCTTTGTTTGGTGTTCTTTCACGGATCGCATTATGTTTTAATTTGTTGATTCTACGATTTTTATTTTTTTTTTTAGCGGCAGGATGATTATAAAACACGTCTCTAATTCCTTTATAAACGTATTTTAATTCTCTATCATCTGGAACTGGAGCCCCATTATCCAGTAAATATATTATCATTTCTTTGCACAGTCCTACATCTTCAATATCTCCCCCAAGATAATCTATTCGTTCACAAAGTTGACAAAATAGATTACTATTTTTCTTTATTGGAGTTTTTGCTACTTCAATTAAATATTTTATAATTTCCAATTGACAATATGCCACTGCCTCATACAATGGTCCATGTAATGTATCATCAATTACACTGGCATCTAATCCATAAACCTCACAGCATTTTTTTACTGCTTTTAAATCTCCCTTTTCACAAAACTCTTCAAAGTTGTAGAGATAATATTTTAATTTATCAAGATATTCTTTATTGTGATCATACCACAATCTACACACAGTTAATATAGAATATCTTTCTGAATTGGATAAAAAATATAATATGTGTTTTAATATTTCATTGGGTACAAAAACATTTGCAAACTGCATCTGTCTGTATTTAATTATAATTAAATTATTCTTAAACTGATATAATTAATTTAGAATGTTAGGACAATTAGCTTTTCAACTTTTATTAAAGATAATTATTTATTGTGATATTAAAACGGCAAAGGCAATTACACTTTATAGCCCAAGTTTGCATAAAGAAATAATAACGAGTAATATTTATAAAATATTATTACATTTACATCTACCTAATTTTGAGGAAATTAATCATCAATGTTATGAACAAACTTTGTCACCCATAAAATATTTAAATCGATATGTGAAAATAAATGATGAATTTGAGTCATCAATGCTTTTATTTAAAAAAAATAACAGATTATTATGTAATTTCAGCCGAGGGAAGTATGATCATACAATAAACATGTGTATTTACAATATTTATTTGGACAAAATAAAGAATTTTATCTTTACAAAAAAGAATTATTATTTTATAAAAAATTTAGGAAATTTGTTTGATGAACTAGTGTGGTTAAGAAATAATTTAACCGTTGAACAGATTCAATTTCAGTCTCGTGCATTTATACCTTTTAAAGAAATTTTAAATTATTGTTTTTCTCAGGATAGTTGTGTATGGAATAATTGTTTTATTAAAGAGAACACAATTCGAATAATAATAGATTTAATATTAGATACATATCTTGAGGAATATTTGGATTCGTTAAGAATAGATTTCGATGCCATTATTAATAATTTTTGTCTTATATTTATGCATCCAAATCTTGGTTATATGATGAAAGTATATTATTTGAAAATATTAACCGATAAGTTTCAGTATTCAGAACTTATGGGAGGGATGATAATATTAAGTTCTAAATATTATTTATTTCTATTAAAGTTAATTAATTCTCTATTAAGTTCTGTACATTATACCCTTAATGCCAAAGATGCAGGGACCATATCGAAAAACATAAGTGATTTATTATTAACTGGTAACAACTTTAGCGACACTATTCAAGAGTTTTTCTCTAGAAGTGAAATAACTCAAAGATTATTGTTGGAAACAACTGTGGATATTTATGACTCAGAATTAATGGAAGTATCTAATATTTACACAGAAGAAATGTTATTAATGATAAATAGCATAATTCTTAATCCTAAAAAATATGACAAGTTAAAGAAATATTTAACAGAGATTGATGGCAAACCAATTAGAAATATACGAATTATTGTAGATATGATAGTAAAAATGTTAAAAATAATTTATAGAGATGATAACAGTCTTAAGACATTGGATATATGTAATTCTCATACTGTTAATAAAGTTAACAGAATATCAGGTATTTGTAAAGATAATAAAATAATAGGAAATATTTTAAAATATTATCTAAAAAATATTAAAATAGAAAAAACGGACAGACACTCATTTAAAAAATATTTACGATCAAGTATTTTAAATGAAATTGCGGTAAATATTTTCACATTTAATGTGTCAGAGAATGATGATATAAAATATATATTAAATTTTATAGGAAATGTTATGTTTCAATAATAATTTAAAGATTGTTAATTATTAATAATTAAGGAAACTAAAAAATTCACGAATGATGGCAAAAAGCAAAAAACTTCATTCTAAAAATAGAAGACATAGAAAAAAGGTAAAAAAGGAATTTCGAAAAGTAATTAAAATTCCGCCGTCACTACCCAGTCCTAGTAAACTAAAATTGGAAAATACATGGACATTATGGTTTCATCAAAAAAATAATAGAGAATGGAATCATGAAAGTTTTACAAAGATTTATACAATATCAACCGTACAAGATTTTTGGAGAGTTTACAATAACATTTCTAATTTTGATAAAGAATTATTCTTTTTAATGAAAGGAGACATATTTCCTCTTTGGGAAGAACCAGAAAATCGAAATGGGGGAACTTGGAATATTTCTGTTCCTAGAAAAAAAGGTGTTGAAATGTGGATAGATTTATGTTTATTATTAGTAGGAGAAACATTTTGCACTAATTTTAATAATGGTCATCATATCAATGGAATTTCTATACGTCCAAAATTTTCAAATTCCCTAATAAAGATTTGGATGGGGGTTAATGATATGTCTATACCAATTGAAAAGAAGTATAATATTAAGGAAATAGCAGAAATATTACCTGAAAATTATAATATGAAAAATATAATTTTTAATAAATATTGTTTATAATAATGAGTATCTTATAAAGTAATTTAAAAATTAAATTATATAAAGTATATATATAATTTAGTTTAAACACTGGTTTTTACACTGTTAAATAATAATATGGAATATTTACCTTATAAAATCGCAGAAGGATCTCATAAAATTGAAATTTTTTTAAATGATTATAAAAGTTTAGAAATTTTTTCCTCATATGAAGCAATAACAGATTTTTTACTTAAAAAAGCCAAAGAATATATAATCTTTAAAGAAGGAGGTGAAAAAGCTGAAAAATGTATATACAAATACAATTGCAATGCTTGTGATATTGAAGATGGTTATTTCATTAGAATAAATGAAAATGATGATTGTACAATATGTTATAAATCTGTAACTCCTGGAACTTTTTATGGAAATAATGTAATTATTGAACCATATTACCATTACAAATTTACATCTGTATCTAAACCTGTCCGAACAACAAGAGTTGTACAAAAACAAAAGAATATAGATCCAAAGATTAATAGTTATAATCAATTTTTGAGAGAATTACGTTCTATTCAAGATAATAACAAAGATAAAATAGTACGCCCAAGTGATATTAAGAAATTAAAAGAAATTAAAATATGCGATATTGAAGAGGAATCCGAAGTTGAAGCATGTAATATTGATGAGATTGAAGTTAATACGTGTGATATTGATGAGGTTGAAGTTGAGGTTAAATCGTGTGATAATGATAATAATGATGATGATGAGGTTATGGACAATATATGTGATATTGATGAGGTTGAAGGGGGAGTATGTGATGAAGAAGATTATTATGATGAAAATAATCAAGAAATTTATTATGATTATGATTATGATAATGGTAATGAAAATGAAACAGATGTTCAAATGGTTGATTCTGATGATAAAGAATATTATATTGATACAAATAATTTGAATGATGAATGTGCATATGATGTTGAAAATCAATATACATATTATGAACAAAATGATGAATATAAATTTCAATTAACCAATGACAACATCATTGATGAAACTGTTGGAACTGATACTTTAGATTATGATATTTAGCAAGACCAAATTTTGCAGTTATCGCTAAATCTTTGATTTCCCACCCCATCCCCTAAATCTTTGATTTTCCCTACCGGCTTTTGCCGGGCCCACGCGACGGCGAATTCAGAAGGAATAGACGGAATGGATGCGAAACCGTAGGTTGTAAGTAAATATTTAAAAAATAAAATTGATTAATTAGGTTCCTTGTAATGGTATAGATATAACATAAAACTGTTTAGTAGTTTTTTCATTATTTAATTGATTATATATAGTTTGTGGGGAACGTGTAACCATAAGTTTACACTCTTGTGCTATTTGTTTGATAACATTTTGTAATCTTTTTTTATCTTTTTTTCCAATAGATTTTAGCGATCGACAATCAAAGTATTTTTGAATAAACGAGTTTTCGCATAAATATTCTAATATTACATTATTTTCATCAGTATCTAATTCATTTAAATTAATACGTAGTGGAAAACACATTGGTATATTAACATTTACACCTAATGATAAAAGAAAAGAACAAAGCATCATTCTCTTTTTTTTTAAAATATATTTTTGAATTTGCAAATGGTTCTCTTCCAATGTATCTTTTAAATTTTTTACTTTTAAACTTACGCTTGTCATTATTGACAGATTGATAAACAAACAAAGGTTATGTATAATATAAATAAAATATTTTCCTAATTTGGATGCGAGTCAGTAGATTGTTCATTTTCGGATTCTAATTGTTCTTTTATTTGCGTTTTGATAGTCTTGATATATTCAAATAATCGGCGATAGTGATTAATGGTTTGTTCCAGACTTTCCACTAATGGCACGACCGGTTTATAGTTTATATATTCATATAAATTCGTCAAATCTGCACAGTTATAGTTTATACTAATCTCTTCATCACTGTCATTGTTATCATTTCTCTCATTATTGTCACTTTCATCGTTATAATTTTCAGTTAACGATTCAATAAAATCATCATTAGTTTCTATAATTTCACTGGTATTTTGTACACTGGTATTTTGTACACTGGTATTTTGTACACTGGTATTTTGTACACTGGTATTTTGTACACTGGTATTTTGTACACTGGTATTTTGTACA